TGCCCTCTTTGTTCCAATTTATAGGGGAGACCACATGATGTACTTAAATCCATTGACGTTGATCCTGGCGATCTAATGCCAGTTATTGTCTGAATGTTTGTGTATAATCTCACCTTACTTAAATTGGGTACGGATGTACGATATTGTGCTAGAAGAAATTCTTCACACCAATTTTCCTCTTCCTTTGTGAATACAGAATTGACTTTCCCTGCAGATGTATTGAGTGCTACTTTCAAAAAATGTTCAGATCCGGGAGGTATTCTTGGATCCTTTATTGTTTGTATAGCCGGCTCCGTTTCACAGTCAACCAGACCATATAATGGAGTTTTTGAGAAGCCAGGATCTCTTGATACAGCTTGATTGGGGTAAGGAGACCTTCTAATGACCTGATTATCGAAAACATTACATAATTCGTGGTCAGTTAAAATTTCTCCCTCATACGGAACAGTTGTTATCTGAAATTCTTTTTTGATCTTGCCTAAAGCCGAGACTATCATTTCCTGTGTGACTATAGTTACATTCATTTCTCTAATACCCATTGCTGAACGCAATTTTCCTTCTCTCGACATTAGGATACCTATTATTGATCCAGTCAAACAAGTATTATCATGCACGACTAGCGAACCGGAATCTCCTAACCAGATTTTCTTTGGGATATTATTACAATGTAGAGCTGTAAACTCGCTGTTATTTTCTACAACCTTAACGACGTTTTGTTCTACATAACCAGTCTCGTCTAAGCTCATATCGGACGTAAATGATGCATCTTCTGATGGAGGTCTTAATAGAATGGCATTAACTTTTGTATTGTCCAAACACATGTACCTATTTAGTAAATCTTTTTCAGTTATGAAATGTTTACTTATATCACGAACTGATCGAAAACCATTAACTACTATCAAACATGAGTCTCCATTCATAGGGAAATAGTCTGTTGGACTTATAGCATACACTTTTCGAGTCTTGGTTAGAGGGTCATAGATTGTTATTGGTGAATCATCCATCTCCTGGAAGGCATGTTTGACTGATATGAAAACATTTCCTTTGAGACCTACTAGAGATACAAACTGTCCTCTATACAAGGCCTTATACATTTGATTTTGGTATAATGTTGTTGAATTACTGGCTGTCTTCTGATCAATCAAGACTCTCGCTGGTACATGTTTATCATATGATGCTGTTGGTTGGGCTGGCGCAAACAGTAAAACTATAGCCTCCATAGCGATGAACATACCCATAATAGCAACACCAACGCAAATACCCGAAGCAACGGATCCCAAAATATCAGAGACATGTTTGAGCACCCATGTTGTGGTGGTTCCTATTACAAATTTTATTTTTTGATAATAATAAACAGATTGAGCTTTTAACTTTACCAAAAAATTTGCATTGCGTTGAGATGCACCGTCACTTTCCAAAAAGGCCAACGTTAATGACTTACCCTGTAATATAAATTCACATAGGTAACTATGGATCGTTTCTAGGAGATCTGGAGAATCAATTTCGTGAGGTGTTTTGTAATAAAACTTTTCTGGAGCTTCGGGAACTGGAGAACCATAGGCAAAATGTGAAAGATCTATTTTTCCTCTATTTGTTTCTATTGTTCCTTCCTTGTCTTCTACAAGATAATATACCCAAGATGATCCTGACTGTGCTTTACGCAAGGAGTAATATTTTAATTTACCTGATGTGTTCTCTGCAAAACCTTTCAATTGTTCATGTGAAGCTTCAAAAGCTCCTGGATTTTCTTCAAGATCGCTTAAAACATTCGCCATAAATAATATGTCTTCATCTGCCTCATCGAATTGGGTAAAAACTTTAACTTTTAGTTTCTGTTCATTGGCTGCCTTAAGTAAAAGTTTTTGCTGGGCTAAGATCCTCGTTCTTGTTGAACTTGCTCTCGCTGTTAAATCTGCTAACATGCTATTTATTGGTTGTAAGGGTCTGGAGTCTTTTTCTAGGGTGGCCATAAGCAATTCATAAGTATATTTTGCTAAAGCTCCCATTGGATTCTTTGTCAAACTTCTATTGACTTCGGTACAATAGTGTTTTGCCATCAAAGCTTGAGCTAACTTACCTGCCTCTGCTGCCGTCATCCAATCAGGCATTGTTTCCTTTGCAGAGATTGTAGGATTCATTTCATCAAGCCACCTTATTCTCAAATGATCACATTGTGTTCTATTGAGTTTAAGTCTTATAATGGCTTCTTCACTAATGGTGTACCCAGTCCCACTTTGATTTTTCTGTCTAACTTCTTCAATGGCTTCTACCTGGAAGAGGAGTCGTCTGCGCCATACTGAATGTGGTTGTAACATATCCCTATATTCAATAAATGGGTTGTTTGTGTTGGAAATTAAAGCTTTGAGTTCCATTACTCTTCCTTTACTACCAAGATCGGCCTGGGATGTTATGTTGACTTGACCTGACAATATTTGCATTCTGTTTATTATACTTTCCTGTGAAGGATTAACAAAAACATCCTGTTCATCTATTTGTCCTAATTGCTGATTGAAATAGCCATCACAATGCTTAAGAAGCTCATTCATTTTATAGATAGAACCGAACTCATTGCTGGCAAATAGTTCTTGAAATATTGCACCCTTTGACAATCCACTAACCTCTCCAAAGACAGTCGAATCTTGATTGAATAGTTCATGTTGTAATTTCTTTATCAAAAAGTCTGAAAGATCAGTTTTTCCAATACCAGATTCCCCAAACAACTGTATATGAAATATCTCATCCATGCCGAAAGACATTCTCATACATGTTTTTGCATGTTGTAAGAAGGTTTCCATTACACGGAATTTTTGTAGAAAAACATTTTTTAGATTATGATCTTTAATCTGCATCAGACTGGAATAAATTTTCATTCCTATCTCGTAGTCTCTCAAGAATTTAACACATAGAGTTGGATTAGCTGCCATAGTAAATCTTGTCATCTCACAGTAAACAAAAGGGTCAGAAACAAAAGTTTCAACCTTTCTGTGTAAAGAGAGTGTTGTTTCATGGTCTTTACAAAAAATTACCTTGGCATAGTCATAGACAAAATCTACAACTTTTATTAAATTGGAGTATATTTTCGGTATTGCTCCGACTCCCAGAGCTATGGTGGCAATATTCTTAGCTGAGGAAAGAATTTTTGAGCCAGTCACAGAGTTGTTTTCTTTTAGTGTTGGCAAACCAAAGTAAGCCAACATTGTAACTCCGATAACACCGAGAATAGGTTTAGAGTTGGACTCCAAAAAGGATATTACAACATCAACAAAAGATTCAGGTTCCATCTCTTTTCTGGTCTCATCACCTTTGGCAAAAGCAATTCTGTTTGCATTATCTTCTCCTATGTTTTTAGTGGTATTTGATAGGCTAATCATAAAATCGTCGTATTTACTTGTCTTTTTTGTTGTCCACCATTCAGACGTCTTCGTATATAAAGTGGGCAGAATACGTACAATAAGATCCAATAAACCAAGATTGGTGAATATGTCAAGTAATATTAAAAACCGCATATATCTAGATGTGCTGTTCTTCCATATAATATAGTACAAGAGGAGTGTAGTTGCGTCTATATCTGGAATTTTTGTTATACCCACAGTTCTCAACATCTTGGTCAATATGTCTTTGAAGAATGCGTTAAACATAGCTCTTGCTGATCTCATGGAACTTTCAATAGAGCTTGCATCAAAACTTAATATAGCCTCGGTACTCTGTTCCATGCATTTCCATTTTCCTGTTGACTCTGCTAGACTAGCTTTAAAGTCTGCTATTGCGAGATTCACTCTGCTTTCTACATTGACTGCTGAATCTTTAATATCTGATACATCATTCAGAAACTTTTTCATAGATCTGAAAGGAGCTGATATAGTACTCGAAATCTTTTTAAAAATGGATTCATTTTCTACTATCTTTTCTGGTGTAACTTCTTCTTTGGCTATTGTTTCAGCTAATTCATAAAGATCTTCAGAACTTGCTGAGGAATATATTGTCGGCGGAGGATCTTGCGCTGTGGAAGTACTAGGTTCCGTGTCAGACTGTTTTCTTTTGTTTTTCCCCATGCAAAACTCTGGTGTATCACGTCTTGTAAGAATTAGCTTGACGATGAACTCCAAGCTATTGAAAACATTAGCATCTGTCGAAACATGGAAAATTTTTGACCAGACATTATATTCAAGCTGCGCTAGTTGTGCTATACTTTTCTCTAGCTGAAAAACTCCATTGATCATTTCTATCTTCAAATGCGTATTATCACCTAGCAGAGTTGTTGCTTGATTTTGTGTTAACTCCTGCACAGGTTTATCAAATAATGTTTGGAAAGCTGGATGATAGAACGAATCAATTTGAAAAGTAGCGACATTTTTCATTAGTTCTGTAAACTTTTCTTTGTCATCAAGAAAAATCTTTAATGCATTATGTAAACATGACACCAAATCTGGGTCCTTCATCCTCTCTAGAACTATAGTCTTTATAAACAACTCATTGGAATTTAATTCCTTTTCAAGATCTTTGCAGATGTAACGCGGAACTGACTTTATATGATGATCAAATCTAATTGGTTTGACCTTGTTTGAATAAAGATTAAAAATCCCACTTTTCAAGTCGTCCAACATCTTACTGGGATCTTGTTCAAAATTATAGTCGGATATGTTCGACTCTATAATCTTCAAAACATTCTCATATGTTATCGTCTTATAAGTTGGAGTTAAAAGTCTTGATGTGAACCACTCTATGATTTTACCATAATAAACTGGTCCATAAGGTAAAAACACCTCCGGAAGAGTAGAATGAATTGACCAGATGTCAGTGTTGGTCAGTTTGTTGTTTCTATCCATACAAATGCGAGACACGTTATCTTGTAATAGTGTTAAATAGACCGCAAGGATACACTCATATTCTGTTGGAATTCGGATATAAGTCATCTGTATTGTTGCCAATTTGCTCGCCATAAGAATCACGTTCTTATCTGATAATGTTTGATTTTTTATGGATGATAAAATCCTTCTGTATAGCGTAGATGTTGTCAATAAAGCTCCCTTTGCCTCTACAGCAGAGTACCATGTTTTAGCATAGTTTACCCTAAAACTATTTGAAGGTAACATTAGAATATTATCGACTCGCAAAAAGGCTCCTTCTGTCTCTGGAACTATCTCTTGAAAAGTACTTGCATTTTGATGTTTAGCCAATGGACCTATAGGCTTCAATAAGACACGAAGATCTGGATCAAAATTTCTATGATCAGAGTATACTGGTGTACGTGACATTGAGTCCATGACTACTTTTCCTCTCAAAATAAGTTTGTTCAGTCTTGTCAACTTCCCAGACACCTCTCCAAAAACTTTATCACTAATGCTTGTCAAATGGTATTTATCCCCAACTTTGATTACATTTTGGGGGTTAACTGAAAAGCTATATCCGTTGTTGAATTTAAACAAGTAGTTTTCTTCTGACTCTATTACTTGAACGGTAGATGAATTTATGATTAAGGCAGGTCCTGGATTTGCTTCGACACCTTCTCTCAAAAGATCGGTTGTAAAGGCATCTGGTGAATCATCTTTCAAAATTACTTCATTGATATGTGCGTTGATCCAATCATAATTTTTCCTATCTGAAGGATATATAACTGGTAGTCGTATTTTTGAGAATATTCGCCCGATTAAATTGTCAGCTGCCTTATTCCTTGCCTGTGTCTTATTGGGTCCTTTTGATGTTGCAGTAAAGTCAAGCGTGTTAATAGACATTTGCAAACAGCAAGAAAAAACTGGTTCATGATCAGGACCCTTTTTGGTAATCAGTTGTTGAATTGGCTTTTTATTTATATATTGGTGGAGCAGATTCAATGCGGTAATTGAATTTCGTTGCTCCATTACACCTGCAGAAGTAGCAGCCATCTGTACTCTATCGAACGTTTTTAAATCGACAGGCTTTTTCATTTCCGCTTTTATTTCGACTATACTAGCCATAATTTCTTTTAAGGAAAATTCTAAGGCTGATAGTCTATTTTCTTTCTCATTGTCAGTTTGGGGAATTCTTCGAACAGTTTCATTTGTAATTTGTGAATTCATAACTAGATTTTATACCCGTCTAGAAGGGTTTTTTCAAAGTTTGGGTCAATTTTCAAAAAATTGTAATGACATTTAGGGACACTAACAAAAATAATAAAGTTTAAAAAGTTTTTGTTTATAAACATAAAGCATTATCGACCGCAATTGGTGTATTATAGTTTACCTATCTCTTTTCCCCAAGAGAAAGGGCATAT